GAAATCTTGGACAAACTTGAAAATCGTAAAGAAGGGGATTCGGGATCCTTTGGTTCTTGGTTTGAATAGATAGTATGTTGTTACATAGTTAGCTTATGGATCTTCCCATAACGCCTAATCAAACAATATTAGTTCTTAATTCAAGTTACGAACCCATAAACTTCACCAGTTGGCGAAGAGCGATAGTCTTATTACTCAAAGAGAAGGCACATGTCCTCTCTGGTCGAGTAATAAGACTTTTAAATTATGTACGTTTGCCATTATCCAAGATCATGAGTATTACTCCATCCCGTGCAATGATCTATAAAAGGGATCATAATACATGTCAATATTGCGGATCAAAATCGAAACTCACTATTGATCATGTGATCCCACGCTCAAAAGGAGGAGACAACTCATGGGAGAATCTGGTAGTTGCCTGTTCTTCGTGTAATACGAAAAAGGGTGATAGACTATTAGAACAAACCAACATGAAACTATCGTGTCAACCTAGGGCACCAATCAATAAAATGGTATTCGATTTGAATCATACCAAGGTTGATGAATGGAAGGAGTATAATTACTCTTAACATGATCCCAAAGAAAACATTAAGAACACTAGATAGTACAATGTTATGTGTTATGATTTGATCATAACCAAGGAGGCACCCCAATCATGACTCTTCCAAACGAAGGTAAAAAACTCGATGACAACGAAATCTACAGCATTGGCAATGCAGTAAAAGATGCGGGAATCCAACAAATTCATCCAGAAAAGATGGAAGCGTGGGGTGATCATCTAGTATCACAACTTAAAAAAGCCGAAGAACAGGAAGATGTCATGAAAAATGCAAAAGGTTGTGGTAAATACTGGAGAACATCTGGACCATTATCCGATTGATGTGGTAAACTCTAAATATGGCATTATCATTAGATAAATGAAATTTAAACTTTATACAAAAAAAGATTGCCCGTATTGTTATCGTGCCAAAACCGCGATTGAACTTTGTGGGCATGAATTAGATGTAGTCACCCTGGATGAAGACTTTACCAGACTTGAGTTCTATACCAAGTTTGGTCAAGGAAGTACTTTTCCTCAGGTATTAATGGAAGATAAACATCTTGGGGGATGTGTTGAAACCATTCGTTATCTACGTCAACTAGAAAGAAACTCGGTATCCTAATATGGATAAGCCCCAAGGACTCCACATAAATAGAGGTGTGGAATTACTATTAAGAAGAAAGAGGAGGGAACCGCCTGCAGAACCAAAAACATTTGAATTCAGTTTTGGTAAGATGGTTTCTCTCTTCAGAAGAGAGATTCATGTTACACTAGACTTTTCATTCGATATAAGAAAGAAAGTAATCTCTCGGAGGTAGGGCCATGACAGCGCCAATTATTGCCATTTATTGTATGGTAACACTTATGTTCTTAATGATCGGTGGTATCATCGGTTGGTTGGCCAAAGAACACGTATTATTCACCACTCCACAACAAGTTTTCGCTCATCCCGAAATGTTCGATGAGAATGGTCAGATTATTCCTGATGAAGTAATTGCAGTACGATTTGAAAATAGCTATGACGACTACGAAGAAGACGACGACTAGAACTCGTAAAGCCGCAACACCTAAACCTGCGGCTAAGAAGACTACGACTCGTAAACCAGCGAAACCTAAAGCAGAGAAGATTACTCTAACACCAACTTCATTGGTTCATGATATCTTCTCTGCCATTTCCTCGGAGAGAACCAAGGCAAAGAAACTTGAGATCCTGAGGAACTACAACGAGAACTTTATCAAAGCGGTTCTGATTTGGAATTTTGATGAGACTATCATCTCAGTTCTCCCAGAGGGAGAAGTTCCAATTCAACAAAAAGAAAACGCAGATAAGAATCCTAATACCAACATTCGCAAAGAGTGGGATAAGTTCTACAACTTTGTGAAGGGTGGAAATGATGGGATGTCTCGTCTCAAAAAAGAAACCATGTTCATTAATATCCTTGAGCAACTGCACCCTGGTGAAGCAGAGGTTGTTTGTCTCGCAAAGGATAAAAAACTTGATACAAAATACAAACTGACTCGGGAACTTGTTTCCGAAGCATATCCAGACATCACTTGGGGAAATCGTTCTTAATGGGAAAAGGTATTAACATTATTCAGACTAACTGCGACAAAAGTGCTGCAGAAGATAAAAGTCTCCCTCGGAATGCATACTTGGTAGTATATTCCGAGGATGGTGAAGAAAAATTTGACATTGTTTGTGGTCTACAAGTTGACATTTTTGACCACTATCACGACCACAATAAACAGGTGAGGGCTATCGAATGGACGGACGGGACGATCAACCCGAAGTTTTGGGGTTACCAAGCAAAGGATTCGGGAAAGAAAAAAAAGTAGTAAAGGGTGATCTTAACCTTACTATTGACGTTGACGAACTGCACAAAAAAGTGCGGAAGGAATATAAGAAGATCAAAAAGTATATGAACTCATCCATATATACTGTTGCTATGATGGATGGTAACGAGAAGATTGTTACCGACCTGCTCAAGGACCAGGAGGATGGGTGATCATTACCTTTTAAATCTATATGGTTGCAGTTTCAATACTCTTAATAATGAGGACTACCTAAAAGACCTTATTGAAACTGCTGCGTTATGCAGTGGTGCAACCATTTTACAGATCATTGGAAAAAGTTTTCAACCGCAGGGTGTGACCATTCTTGGTCTCCTTGCGGAAAGTCATATCAGTATCCATACGTGGCCCGAGAAAGGTGAGGCTGCGGTGGATATTTTTACTTGTGGGGATTGTTTGCCAAAGATTGGTTGCGATATTATTATTGAACAAATTCAATGTGATAGACATACCCTTCAACTTATTAAAAGATGAGAAACAAATCCCATAGATATACCTTTTCTTCGGAACCTCTATTCACTATTCCTCTCTTTAGTGCTGATTTGTCTTTGGACAATGAAACTATCCTTGACTATTGTACAAACTTATGGGATAGGGATCTTGGTCGAGATGTCAGTAATTCTGGTGGTTGGCAATCTAATGATATTCCAGTCTTACCTGAAGAACTAGAAAGACTCTTTGTGGATATTCATACATTTGCTGAAGAATGTTGCGAGGAACTTGAAATATCACCAGTAAAAGTCTATAATATGTGGGTCAATATTAATCAATATAAAGATTTTAATTGGCCACATGATCATTCTGACTCTGCTCTTGCTGGGGTTTATTATGTGAAAACTCCAAACAATTGTGGAGATATTGCATTTGAACATCCTGTAGAAGATAAGATGACTATCATGCCTTCTGTGGAGGGTAGACTTTATATCTTCCCTGCTTGGTTACGACACCGAGTTAATCCAAACATGAGTAAAGAAGAGAGAGTTTCTATCTCTTTCAATCTAGACCACTAGAATAAATACACCAGAAAGAGGACTACTATGCTTTCGACTGCTTATCGTCTCCGACTAGAATCTATTTGTAGATGTATTGCTAATAAGGAACAAGTTCCTTTGGAAGATATGATCTGGGCGGAAAAACTTGCTAAGGCACATACAACCGCTAGGGACTGGTTGAATAAAGCACGTCGCCATGCAGCGCAGGATATTCAAGAAGGTACCATGGATGATTTTATGAATAAGATGGGACTAGGAGATCCAGATCCATCCAATTATAAAACAGGATTTGATGGTGCAGATGACATCAATGAGTGGTTCGGAAGAGACAAACCCGATGACTGGAGACAACGTGACTGATGAGAATTGTCCATGACAACTTTATTTCCAAGTCCGATTGTGATTTCATAATTCAAGAATATGAAAAGAAGGGTACCTATCATAGTAAATGGTGTGACGCCGATGGCTTCACCTTCATGTTAGAAGATTTCTCTGAAAATCAGAGGATGCTTGATATACTTAATAAAATTGCCAGTGTAACTGGTTATGACATTGAATGGGGAGAAATTGTAAAACGACTCCCAGGAACAGAGCATCCAAAACATTTTGATATTGCTGAGGAATCTACAATTTTTACTTCAGTAACATATCTGAATGATAATTTTACTGGTGGTGAAACATATATTATTAATGATATAACTTTCAAGAAACACGTTAGAGATCTTAGTGTCAAAATTTCTCCCAAAACTGGAAGAACATTATATTTTGATGGGAAACGATATGAACATGGAGTTACTGAAGTAAAAGATTCTCATAGATACACACTATCAATCTGGTATAAAAAACATGAGTAAGTTTGAAGAGATTACTCCCGAGACATATGAAAAAATGAATGAGGAATTTGAAGAGGAAGGGCTTGCTTTCCGAATAAATATTCCTACCCAAGAAGAAATTAATGAGTGGAGGAAACGTGGAGAAGAAGATTCCATGGGGTAAATTGCACGAAATTTCCGATCAATTAAATGGCAAATTGACTCACATCACTTGTGTAGATCACACGGGTAGAAACTACAAAAGAATTGTAATCGAATACGAGGAGGACAAAAAGTAATGGAAGCGGTAATCTATTCCAACGGAAATCAAGAATGTGAACGTGCTAAAGTTCTGTTAGAAAAACTCAACTTCCAGATTCAAGTATATAAATTAAATCAACACTTCTCTGAACGAGGTTTTGTAGAGGAGTTCGGTGAGGAAGCAGAATACCCACAAGTTAATATCGGTTTCAGACACGTTGGTGGGTTAAAAGAAACATTAAACTACTTCAAACAACATAATCTACTATGAATCCAATAATCCTAATTGCTTGTTTTTTACCTATTGTAGTGATTTGGATTGTAATGAAAGTGGCCGTTTGGTTCTACGCAGTCAACGATGAACAAAAGTATGTCAGAGAAGAATCCAAAAAACCCCATGGACCCTATCTGGCAGATGCATATGCAGATGTTGATGAAGAGGAAGAAGGTGATTGAAATTTCTGAAAAAATTGACAAATCTCTTTTTGAGTATTATTCTGAGATAGGAAAACCAGTTCCAAAGTGGAGACTGAAAAAAGATCCTGACTGGTGGACAAGGTATCTCGATGATTTAGGAATAGACCCCCGAAATCCATGAACATTGTTGTAGTAGGTGGTGGAACCTCTGGATGCATATCTGCACTAATCCTTAAACAAAGGTTCCCACAATATGATATCCATATAATTGAATCATCAAAGATCGGTACCATTGGAGTGGGAGAAGGTTCCACTGAACATTGGACCGATTTTTGTGATTATGTAGATATCGATATGGGAGATGTGCTCCGAGAGTGTGGTGCAACATTCAAGATGGGAATCCTCTTTGATAAGTGGGATGATGAACCATTCATGCACTCTCTACTACCAGATACCTGTAGAAATGATCATGGATACTACTATACATATGCACACCAGATTGTAAACAACTATCCCAAGAGGGATATGCAATCTGAATATGTTTGGAATAACGAGTGCCCTGAAGATGGATTGGAAGTTCGTCAGTTGCACTTCGATACTGATAAACTCAATGAGTTTTTACATAAGAAATGTTTTGAACGTGGTATCAGTGTTCATGTTGATGATATCAAATACGTTCATGTTGGTGAAGGTATTGAGTACGTAGAAGGAAATAAAAGATATTACGCTCATGTATTCATTGATTGTACGGGATTCCGAAGACTTCTGATTAGTAAACTGGGTGTAGGTTGGAAATCCTATAGTGAATATCTACCCTTAAACTCTGCAATCACCTTTCCTACTGCAGAACAAAAAGAATATAACATGTGGACTAAGGCAACTGCCTATGATGCGGGATGGGGGTGGACTATTCCAACTAGAGATAGAACTGGAAACGGATATGTTTTCTGTGACAAGTTCATTACCACTGATGAAGCTAAGGATGAGATGCGAAAACATCATGGTCAGTACATCCGATTCGGTAAGGAATTCAAGTTTGATCCTGGACGTGTAGAAAAATTCTGGGAACGTAATTGTATTGCTGTTGGTCTTGCTGGTAGTTTCGTCGAACCATTGGAAGCATCGTCTATTGGATCAACTATTCAACAGGTATTCGCTCTTACTCAGATGTTGCCTTCCTGGAGTCGGGATAGATACAATAAGATTGTAATTGATATGTTTGACAATATTGTTGATTATATCGTTGCACATTATCTGACTCGTAGAGAAGACACTCCATTTTGGAAATACATAAAAGAGAATCTGAAGATACCTAAATCTCTACAGGATTTACTTTCAATATGGGAACATAGATTACCACATTCTTCAGACATGTATATTCCATGGGAAATGTTCCATGCTGCGAACTATGTTCCTATTCTTCATGGTCTAAACTGGTTCAATGTCAACAAAATAAAGCATGAATATGATTCTTTTCCTAATCACCAAAGGATAGAAAAAGAAATGAAAGACTTAAAAGATTTCTACAGACGTGTTCCGAAGAAGGGACATAAACGTACTCTTCAGATGTTGACAAAACGACGTTGACCTCTTATAATCAAACCATATTATACCATTATCATGGACTACAAACCCTATTCTCAGGAATGGAATCGTAAAAGATACCTACGAGAAGCCTTGGAGAGTTACTTCAATGATTACGTCGATACTGATGTAATCTACGAAGACATCATGGATATTCTCCATGAGAGGTCCGAACGTGCATACAAAGAATTCAGTCGCAGTGACGAGTTGTCCAAGAAGTTTCTCTAAATACTTATTGTTCGGTTTTCCGCACATATGAAGTTAGAGGAAGCATGTTACTCTTTAAAACTTGAATGCGCTCTTAGAGATCTAGGTTTTGTAGATATTGGTTGGAAATGTGTTGCCCACGCAGGAATCTTCTTCGTGCAACCAGTAGGTATCCCAGATGATCCAGATGGTGATCTTCTGGGATTTTCGTTGTCTATACCATATAAGAAGAAAAATGAAAAATATAGATTGTTAGGGACTGCAAAGAAAGCATTAGATATTGCTCAAGGAATTGATACATAGTGTAGTTGCAAATACTCAATGAAGTTCTTCTTTGCACTTCTCGCTACAATGTTTTTTGCCCTTCCTGCATGGGCAGTCGATGTTCAAATGGGTTATGACATGAACCTAGCATTTGAACCTTCGGAGATCACCATCAATGCTGGAGACACAGTTCATTTCATCAACAACATGTTGCCACCACACAACGTGATTGTTGAAGACCATCCCGAACTTGACCACGAAGCACTCGCAATGTTACCTGGTGAAGAGTTCGATATCACCTTCACAGAAGCCGGTGATTATACATACTGGTGTGGCCCACATAAGGGCGCTGGTATGATCGGAACTATTCATGTCCAATGATCACGATTTAGATCTAGAAATATACGAAGGTGATTGGTTTTGTACAATGAACATGGGAATAGAAGAGGTTAGAGCCTTCTATAACCATGTTTGTTATGCATATGAGTCTTGGCCTGGGTATCCTAGAAGACCCCTGTATGAACAGGAGTATCTCAGGACTCTCAAGTCGAGACTTTTTGCTATGTTGATGCAATATCAACTTGACAATTCTTAATTTGGTATCGCATTATACCAAAGAGGTTGACTATATATTATATGTGGTCTATAATAGACCTGTCGTTCATCCTCATGTTAGCACTTCTGCTGGCATTCACCCTTGCCCATCATAATGACGCCAATCCTTACGATTGGCACATGTCTTGTGAAAGGTGGTTACAGAGATCTACGGAAATCCGATTGGATCCTAACCTTGACCTAAGGTCGAAGTTGAGTCTAATCGCTTACCTTAAATCAAAAGTACCAGGTGAATGTAACGGGGTGTATACATAGGACGCAAGTAAGTCGCGGAACGGAGCGTTCATCCCATGGTAGAACTACTACTTTATTCTAGTATGGCATGTGCTGATGCAGATGCTCTAATGTTTAGAATAAAGGCACAAGAACATCTTGAACCTAAAATTCAAGTTGAACTAGTGGAGACCATTAAGGACTCTGTGCCAGAATGTAGACACTATTGGGACGCAAACGACTGAAGGAACGGGGCGTAAATCCCTAGTATTTCAGGAGTAAGACAAATGAACACACTCAATCTAATCAAGAAGCAAATCGAGAAGGCATCTGCACTTCACGATGCACAGATCGCTAACACTGCATATCGTGGTGTTAAGTATGATTGCAAGCAAGGCGCTGAGGAAATCCATGGCACCTTCTGCTATCGTGGTCGCACCTACGTTAAGTGATCGCCATGGAAGCACTTCAAGTAGCAACATTAGGTTCTATTTTTAGTATTGCTTTTATCGGTCTTCTTTACGTAGAAATTTCCCTCTTACATAAGGGGTGAAACATGCTGAAGATCAGAATTGAATATGATCTTCCAGAATACGATCCAGATAAACACGATCCAGATGAAACTTTTGCGTTTTTAACGTATCGTGGTGTGAATTACGCCAAGTGGGTTAATCTTAAGTCACGAGGCAATCCATTCTGGAAAATATTTAAGAGAGGTTGATTGACAACCTCTCTTTTTTTGTGTAAACTTGGATGAGAGTATACATACACATGGAGAAAGACAAACTCAAACTGATCGTAAGAAACTTAGAGTTACTTGTCGATGCTCTAAAGTCTGAAGTTTACTCAGACACCGCTGCTTATACTGATAAGCGAGAAAACTTTGATGACCCTGCATCGTATTATGCACCAGTCTCAGATTATGATGAGATTTTCAACGATGATGACGGATACCCAGACTGAGGATTTATGAACGTTAAACTAGTAAGCGTCACTCCCGACGCAGAACAAACCATGGCTTATATTGCCAGGGTTTCTAATCCTGCAAACCAAAACAATGAAAAGTTTGCAGGTCTACTGAAGTATTGCATCAAACATAATCACTGGTCTGTGTTTGAACAATCTACAATGACCTTGGAGATTGAGACCACAAGAGCTATCGCGGCTCAAATTTTGCGCCACCGCTCATTTACATATCAAGAGTTTTCTCAACGATATGCAGATAGTTCCATGTTGGCTGATTCGATTCCCCTTCCCAAACTTCGTCGTCAAGACGAAAAGAATCGTCAGAACTCTATCGATGACCTAGATCCATTCGATGTTCAGAACCTGGAACTTCAGATGCAAACGTTGTTTGACTCTTCCATGGCTCTGTACAAACAGATGTTGGGACGTGGCGTTGCAAAGGAATGTGCTCGCATGGTACTTCCACTCTGCACGCCTACCAGAATCTACATGACTGGCTCTTGCCGTTCATGGATTCATTACATCACTCTTCGTTCTGCCAACGGAACCCAACAGGAACACATGGATATTGCACTTGAATGTAAAGAAGTATTCAAAGAACAATTCCCTGTCGTGGCAGAAGCTTTGGAGTGGTGATATATAAATTGTAGTACGATTCCGACATATGTATTACCAGACCAACTGCCTCACAAAAGATGGTGCATCTGCACCATGTAGAATTGTTTCCACAACAGATTCAGGGTTTATGGTCGAATATCTTGATGATGAGGGGATTTGGAAGGAAGCAGAACTTGCGGCTGACCAAGTTTTCCAACATGAGTACGAAGGCCAAGAAATTAGCCAATAAATAATTTTGTAGTCCGAGAGTTATTATGCCAACATATCCTGTAAAGAATTTGAAAACTGGTGAAGAACAAGAATTGTCAATGTCCGTGAAGGACTACGAAGCTTGGAGAAAAGAAAATCCCGATTGGGATAAGGATTGGAGTAAAGGTTGTGCTGCCTCCCAAGAAGTTGGGGACTGGCAGAACAAACTGATTTCCAAGAATCCAGGCTGGAATGATGTTCTTCGTAAAGCACAAAAAGCACCAGGTTCAAACGTTAAAACCCTTTAATTTTACATATGCCAAGATCTAGAAAGTCGTCCAACAGCAACATCGGTATTGGTATGAGTGCCAAACAAATGAGACGTAAGAAACCCATCAACTCAGACTTGATGACTGAAATTTCACCCTTAACTGATAATCAAACTGCTTACTTTGATGAGTACAAAAAGGGTAAAAATGTATTCGCTTATGGTTGTGCAGGTACAGGTAAAACATTTATTGCCTTGTATCATGCTCTGAAGGACGTTCTAAATCCTGATACTCCATATGAAAAAGTCTACATCGTGAGATCCTTGGTTTCCACTAGAGAAATTGGATTCCTCCCTGGAGATCATGAAGACAAGGCTGCACTTTACCAGATTCCTTATAAGAACATGGTGAAGTATATGTTTGAACTTGCTTCTGATTCTGACTTTGAGATGCTCTATGCAAACCTCAAAGCACAAGAAACTATTTCATTCTGGTCTACTAGTTTTATTCGTGGTACTACTCTAGATAATGCAATTGTTCTCGTCGATGAGATGCAGAACTTGAATTTCCATGAACTTGATAGTATAATTACACGTATTGGTGAGAATAGTAAGATTCTATTCTGTGGTGATGCCACCCAGACTGACCTTACTCGCACTAATGAAAAAAATGGTATTCTTGACTTTATGAAGATTATCCGTGCAATGGAGTACGACTTCTCTTCAGTTGAATTTGGAACCGACGATATTGTTCGCTCTGGACTTGTTAAGAACTACATTGTCACTAAACTAGCTATGGGTATGTAATGTTCAAACATCTTGATTATTTGAAAGAAGAAGTTGACTTGGAAGCAGAGATGATCGAGGGGACCCGTTTCTATCGGGTCCCTTCTGGTAAGATGTATCCTTCAATTACTTCGGTGACTAGTTTCTATGGAAGACAAAAGTTCGTAGAGTGGAGAAAGAAAGTCGGTAACGAAGAAGCTGATAGAATCACTCGTCTCGCCACTACTAGAGGAACTAAATTTCACGATCTTGTTGAGAAGTATATGCTCAATGAGAACGTAGATGATTACAATCCTCTACCCACTACAAAATTTCTTTTTCTTAAAGCCAAACCATATTTGGATCGTATAAATAATATACATGCTTTAGAGAAGTCACTTTATAGTGATTATCTCGGTCTTGCGGGTCGTGTTGATTGCATCGCAGAATACGAAGGAGAACTCGCGATCATCGACTTTAAGACATCAAAAAAGATTAAACCCGAAAAGTGGATTGAAAACTACTTCGTCCAAGAGGTAGCTTACGCTTGCATGTATTATGAAATGACTGGTATCCCAGTTCAAAAGTTGATTACCATTATGGTAGCTGAAAATGGAGAATGTTTTGTCTATGAAAAACGCAACAAAGATTACTATATTAAACTTCTTACCAAGTACATCAGGGAGTTCGTCTCTCATCACACAGAAGACTAAACCTATGCAGAACAACACTGAAGATGTAAACAATCTAATTAAGGAGAAGTTTCTCTGCCAGTCGAAGTTCGCACAGGACATCGAGTACCTTGTAATGACTTCCAAGATCAATTACATTGAAGCGATTGTCACCTATTGTGAAGAAAATGGTATTGAGTTTGAATCAGTATCCAAACTAATCTCAAAACCCCTAAAAGAAAAGTTGAAGCATGAAGCGACTCAACTCAACTTTCTCAAAAAAACAAGTCGCGCTAAGTTAGTATTCTAATGACTCCAATCGAGGTATACAAAACATACCTTGCATTCAAGAATCATTTCACAAAACCAAACTACGATTACCATCAATATTGCGGGAAGTCTAGAGCATCTAAAGAGGCATTCAATAAAAGAAAAGATCGATACTTCTTTGAAAGAATGTCTCGTAAAAAAACTGATGATGAAATTAAACTATACTTCCTCGCAAACTTTGTAGAATGTGATGATCCAACAAAACTTTGGATTGGTGAGATTATTGAATCAGGTGAAGAAAATTATGCAAATTGGTTGAAGAGATCTCAAAGTCTTTATTACCTATTCAAAACTGAATCAGAAGTTTTCTTCAATAAAGAAAACTTTGAAAACTTATTTACAATTAAGGGTGCGAGTCACCCAGAAATCCTTAGAAAGTATTTACAGAAAGCTATTTCAATAGAGACCCTGGTGATCATGGATATGATCCTGATGTTCTCTAAGAACTTTGATAAGAAACTCATAGATCCAGTGTGGGAATCCGTCAGTTTACGAATTAAAAAGTATAAATCTTTCCTAAATATTGACAAGGAAAAGTATACTGCTACACTAAAAGATATCGTGTTATGAGTGGATTTTTTGAATCAGAAGTTGTAAGAAACGCCATCAAAGAGATGGAAGAACTTCAACAAGAAATTATTGAAGCCACATTCTCAGCACCATTAATGACACCCGAACAAAAACGGGAACATGTTGACTTAATGAAAACTTTTCTGGAAAAACAGAAGAACCTCTACTTTCGTCTAACTCTTTCTGATGATCCTGAAGCGATCTCGATGAAAGAACGAATGAAAGAAGCTGCGGAACTTCTGGGTTTTAGTGGTAACAATATCGATGAATTGTTTGCCACGATGGAAGAAACTCTAGATCGTCTAGATACAATTACGGAAGAGGATTGAACATGTCATATCAATATCACATTACTTCGAGGTATGTCTACCACAATGATGTGATAGTTGATATGTTTTTTATTAATGGTATTCCATTTACATTTGATGATATTCCTACAATTATGCAGGATGATCCTTATGTCCAAATGGAAGCAAATGATAATTATTCCTATACCATCGACGACATGTATCGATGGTCAAATTATCTCGTACAGGAGGAGTGTCATCCACTCCTCTTTGAACTGGAACTCGCAAATCCAGAGGAACTTCCCAAAGACTAGGGCTTGACATCCCTTCTTGCGACCTGTAAGATAAAGTCGTCCCAAAGGCCAAATCCAAACCAATACGGAGAATACGAACATGTCTTTTGCTGATCTCAGGAAACAGTCCCGCGCAGGTTCGCTGACTGATAAACTGATCAAAAAAGTCGAAAAACTGAATAGTGGAGAGAAATCTGCAGATGATCGCTTCTGGAAACCCGAAGTAGATAAGGCTGGTAATGGTTATGCCGTTATCCGATTCCTTCCTGCACCTGAAGGGTGCGAACTTCCCTGGGCCCAAATGTGGAGTCATGCCTTCCAAGGACCTGGAGGTTGGTACATCGAGAACTCTCTGACTACGCTGGGACAAAAAGATCCTGTTTCTGAGTACAACCGCACTCTGTGGAATAGTGGTCGTGATTCTGATAAAGATATTGCCCGCAAACAGAAACGTAAGTTGTCCCACTACGCCAACATTTACGTTGTCGCAGATCCCGCCAATCCTCACAATGAGGGTAAGGTGTTCCTTTACAAGTTCGGTAAGAAGATCTTTGATAAGATTACCGAAGCAATGCAACCTCAGTTTGCAGATGAAGAAGCTATCAACCCCTTCGACTTCTGGGCTGGTGCAAACTTCAAACTGAAGATTCGCAAGGTTGAAGGTTACTGGAACTACGACAAGTCCGAGTTTGATCGCCCTAGTGCTCTTCTCGATGATGATGACGCACTGGAGAAGATCTACAACAACCTGAACGATCTCAATGAGTTCTCTAAGGCTGACAACTTCAAGACCTATGAGGAACTGAAGAAGCGTCTGGACTACGTTCTTGGTCACAAAGGTACTCCTAAGTTCCAAGACCAGGAAACCGTTGAAGAAGATCGTCAATGGGAAGCAGAACGTCGTGGAGACTTCTCAGAACAACGTTCTAAACCCAGTTTCACCGCACCTAGTGGTGGTGGTTTCAATGATTCAGACATTACTCCGCAAGCTTCAACAGAGACTGATGAAGATGCAGACGATGCTCTGTCTTACTTCCAAAAACTCGCAGAGAGTTGATTCCGAAGGGGAGGTTCAAACCTCCCTTTTTTAATGCCAAGAGGTTCCAATGAAAATAGTAGATGAATTTCTAACCACCGATGAGTGGAAGGGTATGTTAAAAACCTGTGAGATCATTATTGATCTCTACAGAAGACCAGATACTCGCGGAGAGAGTCTTGAGGACTATTCAGGGAACACTCATGAGACTTTAGATGTTCATGGTCAATGGAAGACGCCTTACCCGCCTTCTATGACGTATTCATTGGAACTAATTCAACAATGCAGAAGTGTATTGTTCAAAAAGAAATGTTGGGAGTCTTTCCTTCAAAAGAATTGTGAAGAAGTAGAAAATATTGTTGGCAAACCAGTTATCCCTACAGATATTCGTGTCTGTAAAATTGAAGAATATGATGAAAAAGATATTGAATTGAATCTAAGAAAACATGAAAAATTCGGGTACATGGATAACGTACCTCATGTTCATCTTGGAGATGGCTTAGTTCATAGTTCTGTTTACTATATCCAAAATCCAGACAAAGAATATGGAACTGTCATTGAAGATGAGACTTTAGTCTATGGTGTAGAAAACAGATGTTTATTCTTCGATGGTTCAAAGATTATGCATTGTGGTGTTTATCCACCTTCCGAAGAAGTTGTGGACTATCCACGATACATAATCGCAATGAACTTTAAATGCCAGTAAGTTTTGGATTATAAGTTGTCTTCAGTTTATCATTGATGAAGTTTTCAGTCTCAGGATCATACTTCATGAGAGTCTTAAGTTCTGCTAAGACTACTGATAGGAATTCTGGTTTGATGAGAGTGATAATACTCTTTGCGTCATTCTTTTGAATTTCTACCTCATAGTTGGTAACTGGAGTAGACATATCTTTACCAGGAATAGATCTGATACGACCACCAACAGACTCTAGATATCTAAATTCTTGAGTGATCTTCTCCTCCCAATATTCTCCACTCCATTTCCAAGTTCTACCGATTTGAGAGTAGAAATTACCTTCAAAGACTCTTTGAATATCTGGTGCTGGACCAATCGTGAACACAGGACTATTAACATAGTTCGCACCACCATCAATCATACGGATTGTACCAATACCTCTATCGGGTTCATCATTCAATATAACTTCAAACGTACCTTGTCTGAATTCCTGTGCGGGAGAAATAGTGATTGAGGGAGTAAAGGTATAACCAAATCCTGCATTTGTAATTGTCAGGGTATTAATCTTGCCAGCATCCATCGTAAGTGCTGCTGTTGCTGTTACTGCTGGGAATGGTTGATCAATAGTAATTGTTGGTGCTGCAGTGTATCCACTACCAGTTCTAGTAATCTGGATTTGATTAACTTTTCCTGCACCATCAATTAGTGCAATACCCTCTGCACGGGTGGTCATCAAGTATTCTTTTGCTCGGTTTGATGAACCATCGAATACTAAGAACTTCTCTTCGTTTTCTGCAAGATAAACATCAACAGGTTCATTTGCTTGAGAACTTACGTTGAAAGTCTTTGCATAAGTTAGTGTCTGAATGTTATATGGGAATCCAAAATCAAGTTCATAAAGAGAAGTTGTTGTTTCATCAGTGACGAACATTTTAGATCCATCAGATTTGATGGTAAATCCAGTGAAGTCTAAACCTGCACCAATAATCGTATTCAGATTAACTTCTGGTACGTTGAATAGAGTATTGACCGATGTAATCTGGTATGGAGTAGATAGAGTATAAACTTTCAGAATCTGACCTGTGATTTGATAGAGTAGAGTTCCATCATTGTTGAATCTAATTGCACTGGGTTCGGTTACAATAAGTTCCGAGTTCTTGGTTGCAGTGTTTAGATTGTGAGGTGTTGATAGAATATATTCTGCAATTTTATAAGTAGACGCCTGACCACCAGAGACGAACAACTTAGATCCAGTTGGATTCATTTCCACACCAGTTGTGAAAGTGAAGTCTGCACTTACATCGAGATCATTAACTGCAAAGATGGTAGTTGCTTCGTATGCATTACTAACATTGAATGCCTTGATCTGATTAGTACCAGTCAAACTTGCGGTGTATAACTTACCACCATCAACACTAAGAAATGCGCCTTCAATATCATTACCAAGATTAATGATAGATTGTTGAACATAAGATCCACCCATGAAGTTGGGGGATTTGGAGAATGTAACTGCTGGTGCAGTAATACCATAACCAATACCAGGTGTTAGATCCGTGATTGCTGCGACTCTATCAAAGTTATTACCAGTACCTAACTCACAAGTCGCTGCTGCAGCAACAGATTGAATTGGAGATTCAATTACAACAGTTGGAACAAAGTTATATCCCAAACCTGGATTAAAGGTTACGATTCCAGTAACTGCAAATTGATTCATAGAAACACTTGCAGAAGCACTAGATGTTGGTGCTGGTGCAGATAGTGTTACTGAAGGAACTTCAGTGTAACCCGCTCCTGGATTAACGATAAAACCACCTACAATCGAGTTGCCTGCACCGATAATAGGGTTGATTTGTGCATCAGTACCAGGAACAAAGATTGGAGGGAAAGTGATGCCTGGGGGGTCTTCAACGACAGGAACGAATACGGGTGCATTGT